GCGTATCACAATTACATTGCCCACTCGAGTAAGTGCTATGAGACCCCTGTGTGCTGTGGTAAATCCACAGATAAACGCATTCTGACGCCTCCGACTAACGTGCTGGATATCCAGCCATGGGACGCCTTTGTGTCGCCAGCTACCGGTAAGGTAATCAGCTCCAAAACCCAGCGAAAAGAAGACATGAAAGCCTCAGGCTGTAGGGATTGGGAAGGAATAGAGGCCGAAAAGCGTATGTCAGCACGGGCGAAACAATATGACGAGGAAGCACTCGATAAGAAAATAGATGCCACGGTGCGCACGGCTTGGGCAAACTTATCTCCAGAGCAAAAATCAGCTGCACTTTCTACATAATTTGCACACGAGTGTTGTTAATAGCTTTATACTATCGATAACAATTAAGTAATAGGTTTTAACTATTAATTTACCGAAGCAACAGCAAACAAGTTTAACTTAACGCCGTGATGGCGCTGGGAATAGGAGTAATCCTGTTCATCGACTAGGAGCAAGACAATTGGGTGACTTAGATCAAGGCGCAACCGCCGAAATCGATGCTATCGATACGCCAGAAGTATCAATGGAGGATACTATCCGCGATACATTGCGCGATATTACCGACCGTGATACTGACAACAACCAAGTAGAGGATGACTCTGCTGCTGCCCCCGTGGTAGCAGAGTTAACCGAAGACTCCACGCCTGACGACAAACTCCCTCAAGTAGCGGATAGCACAGCTGTAGCCGAAGTTAGCGCCCCTAATACTTGGAAAAAAGAAGCCGCCGAAGCGTTTAAAAAAGCCGATCCGATCATCCGGGCTGAGGTTGAACGCCGCGAAGCAGATTTTCACAAGGGAATCGAGCAATATCGCCAGGCTGCCACTTATGCGCACAACGTCGACCAAGCATTAGCACCATTCAAGCAGACACTCCAAAACCTCGGATTAAGCCCTGAAAAAGCCATTACCGAGCTGATGACGGTCGACCATAAATTGCGTTATGGCAGTCAGGTCGACAAGGAAATGACGTTTGCTCATTTGGCGCACGTGTATGGCGTCAATTTAAACAGCGTCAATCAGACACTACAGAATACCGACCCTAAGGTCTACACCTTAGAGCAGCAAAATCAACAGTTGCAACGTCAACTCCAAGAACATCAAAACTCGGTCAATCAGCAAGAATTCAATGCGTTAAACAACGATATTGAGAGCTTTGCCGCTGACCCAAAACATAGTCACTTTGATAGTGTTCGAGGGCACATGGCAGCGCTTTTACAAGCGGGCCAGGCCAAAGACCTCCCAGATGCCTATGAACAAGCTATCTATGCCAATCCTGTAACACGCGCTGCTGTATTACAACAGCAAGCTGCTGCTGCGAGGGAAGAAGCATCTAAGAAAGCACAGGCGGCAAAACTAGCGGCAGGCGTGAATATCCGCTCGCGCGCAGCTTTGCCTACAACGCAGCCGGTAACTTCGATCGAAGACACAATTCGTGACGAATTCCGGCGCTTAACTGGCACTTAAAAGGAAATTATTATGGCTTCTCCAGGACAAGGACTGGGCACATTTAATCAATTTAGCGAACTCGTTTCCACTACCTTAAGGAAACACGGTAAAGACATTAAAGACAACGTATCAAAACACAATGCATTGTTTCGCAAGCTGACAACAGGCGGAAACATCCGTCTTGAGGATGGCGGTTTAAGTATCGTCGCTCCCTTAGAGTACGCAAGCAATTCCACTTATCAACGTTATTCTGGCTACGATGTATTAAACATCAATGCCGTTGACGTGATATCCGCAGCTGAATACCCATGGCGTCAGGTTGCCGTTAATTTGGCTATCTCTGGCTTTGAAATGCGTACTAACAGCGGCGAAAACCGCATCATTAACTTTGTTAAAGCCAAGGTTAAAAATGCACAGCACTCCATGGCAAACGGCTTAAGTGCTGATTTGTATTCAGATGGTACTGCTTCTAACCAGATTAACGGTTTGCAAGCGCTTATCGCCGATGCTGGGACAGGAACAGTTGGCGGTATCAACAGCTCAACCTTCTCATTCTGGCAAAATAGTGTCCAGTCTGCGGCAGCTCCTCTCGGTGGTGGTTCTGCTATCACTGTATCCCCAACTACTATCGAGTCATTAATGCTTCCCCTGTGGATGAAATGTACTCGGGGTATGGATATGCCTAATCTGATTGTGATGTCTGACGACTATTTCACTTTCTTCGAGCAAAGCCAGACTAGCTTAAAGCGCTACACGGCGGACGAAAATGGTCAGGCCGGAATGATCTCCCTGAAATACAAAAATGCTGATGTATTTTTTGATTCCTCAGGTGGTATCCCGTCGGCTCATGCTTATTTCCTGAATACCAACTTTATGGAATTGGTTGTTCATCAGGCAGCAAACATGACTTTGCTCGATGACGTTGAAAGTATCAATCAGGACGCTCTGGTGAAATCCATTATATGGCAGGGAAATTTAGTCCTGTCTAACCGTGCCCTTCAGGGCGTCATGAAAGCTTAAAGCTTAAGGAGAAGTCTATGTTTTCACAAATTAATGGTGTTGCAGGCGTAACACCCTTTAATGACTGGTTTGTGCCAGACACGACACAACGTCACCAGTTAGGTACAAAAATCACCGCTGTTGACCCTTTTTGGGGGGAAGGTGAATTTATCTACATTCAATCTAACGACGCTCTGTTAAAGGGCTCGCTGGTAATGACGGATGAATTATTCCGTGGCGCATTGTTGCCTTCCACTGCCGGTCAAGGTTTCTCTTTCGGCGTGGCTATGGCACCCATGGCGTCAGGCACTTACGGCTGGATACAAGTAGCAGGACGTGCTGTTATTAAAACCAACGCTACTGTTGCAGCAGACGTTGCTCTCGGTGTTGCAGCTGCTGGTATCGCTGGAACTAACGCAGCAGGTAAGCAATTGCTTAACGTGCGTAATCGTGTTGCAGCAACAGGCACGAAGACATTCACCGCTATTACCTACAACGGTCTTAACTATGTGGATATCAACGGTGGCTATGACGGTATTTTCTTAGGCATGGCGTTATCTGGTACAGGCATCCCTGCCTCTACCGTGGTAGCTGCTTTGGACCCTAATAACAAACGCGTGACTATGGGCTCTGCAATCGGAACAGCGGATAAAACTGCTACCGCTTCAGGCACTATCACGTTGACTGGTACCTACACCGGTTATGGATCAGCAATGATTCAGTATCCATTTGCTCAAGGCGCAATTACCTAAGCAAGCACGGGCGTCCTCGCAAGAGGGCGTTCCTAGTTAAGTATTCCAGGTTTCCCTTAACTTATCCCGATCATAAGTTAAATACTTAACTAAGAACGCAACCGTTCATTAAGGAGAAATAATGTTACTAGAACAAGAATCGAGAGTGCCGTACTTCTTTTTTACCAACGAAGAAAGCGGAGAAGACAAAGAAGCGTCGGAGAAACTGGGCTATCCGGTTCCAAAAATCGTGACGTATATCAATGTTATTCCACACGGATCCAAAGGTGCAACGTCCGTATTTATCGCTGACGAATACATTGCGCGAAAGAGCAAGGAAGCTCATGAGAAGCGCTATGACCCGAAATGGGTTAAGGAATACAAAGACGGATTGGCGTTGTTTTTAGAAGGTAAAGCAGTTCCACGCAATGGCACGCCGTTGATTAGCTACGAGCGCATTGCCAAGGCAAGACGGGAAGCGTTAGCGGTGCAATTTCCTACTGTGGAAGATTTAGCCGCAGTTCCAGATTCGTCGTTAGGTGACATAGGTTTGGATGGCCGTGTGATACGCGATTTAGCGCGTGGAGACATACAAGCTAAAAAGGATTTATCCCCAGTGGTGCGGGAATTAGCAGATGCAAACGAAACGATACGGCGTCAAGAAGAGCAGATAACAAAATTATCCGCCCGGCTCGACGTCTTAGAAGAAGTTAAGACACGAAAAAAACACGCTGAAGTAGCGTAATGAGGAAATCCCGATATGGCACTGACTTGTTTGCAAATCATCCAACGAGCTTGTATGCGTATCGGTATTTCTTCCCCCAATGCGGCTGTTACCTCTAATGACCCGCAGATAATCCAGCTTTTAGCGCTCTCTGTGCAAGAGGGTGAAGAGCAGGTGCGGCGCTATGATTGGAGCGTGCTGCAGAAAGAAGCCACGTTTACCACGGTGGCGACACAACTACAGGGCTCGCTAGAAACACTGGCACCCGGTTATAAATTTATCGTCAACGAGACCATTTGGAATCGCTCCCAGCGACTCCCTGTGCATGGTTCCCAATCTGCTCAGGACTGGCAATACATGGTAGCCATGAATCTGACTACACCATTTAGTCAGTATCGGATTAAAGCCGATGATCTCTATTTCTACCCAGTCCCAACCGCAGGACATACCTGTGCTTTCGAATATCTGAGCAAAAACTGGGTCAGTACCTCAGTGGGCAGCACATCCGACGTGTGGACCAATGATGCCGATACTACGTTCTTAGATGATGGGCTAGTGGTAAATGGCCTAATCTGGCGCTGGAAGGCGGCTAAGGGAATGGATTACTCGGAAGATTTTGCGACCTACGAGCGTGGAATCCAGAGCGCTATTTCTCGGGACGGCACCAAGCCCGCCTTATCACTTTCGGGGAAATCAAATTTTGACATCAATCCCGTCGTGATCGTCCCAGCCGGGTCGTGGGGCGTGTAATGCGCATCGCTCAAAAGCCTCTCAGCCGCCGCCAGATGTCCCGTATTGTCTCGGTGTCTGCGCCAGTTGCTGGTATTAACGCGCGCGATCCAATTGCGAAATTAAAGCCCGATGAGGCAATAACACTGACCAATATGTTCTGTACACCGTACGAAGTGACGGTACGGAAAGGGTACAGTAATCAGGCAACCGGATTTTCTGATGAGGTTAATACACTGGCCTCCTATTCGCCCAATTTAGCTACAGCGTCAAAACTTTTCGCATGGTCAGGCGAAGGGGTATATGACGTTTCCACGCCAGGAGCAATAGGCACGCCCGTTATTTCCGGCAATACATCCAGCACCTTTCAAACGGTCAATTTCGGCACGGGCGGCGGCATTTTCCTTATTGCTGCCAGTGGATCGGACTTACCTTTGGTTTATAACGGTACGGTATGGACCAATACCTTTAGCGCGGCTTTTACAACAACAGTAACCAGCGTAACTAGTCTAGGGACATTAGCTACAGTAACTATGAGTGTTGCGCATAACCTCAAAACAGGTATGAGCATCACCATGGCGGGCTTTACCCCGGCGGGCTATAACGGTACTTATGTTATTACTGTCACAGGTGCAACGACTTTTACCTATGTTCTGTCTGGCGCACTGGGGGTGGTGACAGTTACAGGGACAGCGACTCCTCCCTTAAATCTAACGATAACCGGCGTGAACCCAGCCTTATTAATACAGCCCGCTATATTTAAAAGCCGCCTTTGGTTTGTGGAAAAAGAGAGTATGCGCGTTTGGTACATGCCTGCATTATCTATCGGCGGCGCTGCACAGAGCATTGATTTCAGCAGTCTTTTTACCTTAGGCGGCTATTTGATGGCTATGGCAGACTGGTCGTTAGATGCCGGCTATGGTATCGACGACTATGCTGTTTTTATCAGCTCTAATGGCCAGGTAGCCGTCTATAAAGGGACCGATCCTGCCAGCGCAGCCACCTGGTCTTTAGTGGGAGTGTACGATTTAGGCGCGCCAATCGGTCGCCGTTGCTTCCAAAAATACGCGGGTGATTTAACGCTTATTTCGCAGGACGGGTTAGTTACGTTGAGTAAGGCGTTAATGTCAACACGTGTCAATACCACAGCGTCACTGACTGACAAAGTCCAACATTTAATCAGCAACTATATTGCCACTAACAACTCTTTGCCTGGTTGGCAGACAGTGCTTTATCCGCAACGCAACATGCTGTTTATTAATGTCCCCACATCCGCCACAACCTCTATCCAGTTTGTGACTAATACGATCAGTGGGGCATGGTCAACTTTTAGTGGTTGGAACGCGTTTTGCTGGGTTTTGCATCAAGACAATATCTACTTCGGTGGCTCGACTACTGTGGAAAAGGCATGGGATACGTTCTCCGATAACGGTACA